GTCAGGATCGAAAGCTCCAAGGTTTAGTTCAAGCACTCGAATCAATCTGTTAAAGGTATCGCTGGAGGTGCTTTCTCCTGCCGCCAAAGGTAGACGGGTTTCTAGCAGCTTGCTCATCTTCTACCCGAAGGCTGCACATCAATTCTGGTTTTTCCCAAACGCCACTTAAAATCTTTGTTGTTAGCCGCAACAGACACATCGTCATCTGATTCAAACCGCATGACTACCTGTCTGGTTCTAGTCCTGACATCAGCAAAAGTTGTTGAGTTGGTAATCTGGTTTGTGCTGTCTGTTGTTAGGGATTCTGATGGATAGTTTCTCCGCTTGACCACAATGTTCATTGTTGGCGTTTGCGACGTACCTGCGGTTGAGACGAAAGCCACATCAGGGATTATCTTTTTGACAAAAGCAAAATTTTGCCCGTCTGCAATGTCTATGTCTGCTGACTCGATATACACACTTTGCATCGCGTCCGTGTCGTTGTTAAACCCGGTTTCATGTTCATATAGGTAATTGGTTCCCGATCCTTGACCAGCAGCTATCGGCTTGTCTTCAATACCCGCGTCAAGCCATGCGTATCTAACCAGCTTTCCTATCGACCAAGAGTTTTCCATGTAGTTGTAAATAGCGTAACGACTTACCTCTCCGGTGTCGTCTTCAATGCTGGGGTAGAAAAACCAAACTTCCGAAAAAGCTGCGTTGAGAGCTGTATGGCACTTGAATGCCTGACTCAAATCTAAATCGTTAAAAACGTACTCTTGTACAGAACAGGGTAATTGCTGCACCGCGCCGTTGTAAAAGAAAAACCCTTTCTTGGAAATAAAGTAAACGCCGTTTGGTGCATTAACCGCAGCCTTGGGACCAATCAATCCAGCGCCCTCGTTAATTAAGTTCAATGCAAAAGTAAGCGGCGGTCCAATGAAGTTCATTGAGTAAAGACTAGTGTCGGTCCAGATCAATATTTCCTGACGAGATTTAATCCCGCCAACGATAAGAGAACCAGAGGACAATCTCACCGATCCGGCAGAGTTTGTCGACAATGGTTCAAACTGTAGTTCGTTTTCTGAATCACTAAAAGCGACCAGCATGGGATCGACAGATCCCGTTCTTGAAGACCCTGAAATCGGGTCGGCTCCCAAGACAACCAGATGCCTGTCAGTTTCGCTCGTGATGACCTGCAACCCAACGGTTGGAACCAAGTTGGCGCCACTTATTCCAGACAGATCGAGCGCCCTCACGCTCGTCCCGTTATCTTCTTTCCATCTGAAAATTCCTGCACCACGGGGGCAAATGATAAGGTCTTCGCCAAAGTTGTCGTGCGTCCACAAACGAAGTTGATTGTTAGCTGACAAAGCTGAAGACGAGCCGAATGTGCCAGCGCCCCATGTGCCTACACCCCAACCTGTGCTGGCAACATAATCATCCAAACCAACATTTATTTGATAAGCCCCCACGACGCTACCTCCTCCGTTTCCAGAGTCTGAGGCATTCGCTGTGACAGTCGAACCAGATGTGTCCTTCGCTGTGATGGTGTAAGCGTTCGCGCTGGTGACCAAAAGGATCTGATATTCTTGATTCAAGACTGCGGCTGTGACGTTGCCGCCTAGACTTGATGCTCCAGAAAAAGTAACAAAGTCATTGTTCTCTGCGCCGTGTCCAGTATCGGTGACCGTGATTGTAGATGAGCCATTAGTTGCTGAGAACGTAACATCGCCAGCAGAAGTAGTGGCGCGAATGGGGGTTATGTCGTAATAAACCTGACCGTCTTCAATGTAGTATTTAAGGGTTGTGCCGACACCAATGTAACGAGTGCCACCTAAAGAAATCCAAGAATGCAAAGCTCTAGCCAATCCCAAAAACGAATTGGTTCCAGACTTGACCCAACCTCCTATTTTTTCGACAGCGCCTTTTCTGAATCTAACAAGGTTGCCGTCGACCCACCCGCCTTCGTTGCCGTAATCAGTTGACTCTTTATCTATTCCCGGCTTGAACTGGAGATTTGATAACGGCATTAATCATGCGAGTCGTATGATTGCGGCTGTTGCATTAGCCGCAGGGAAGACAATCGTAAAATTGCCAGCGGTGGATGTTTTGTCGCCACCGAAGTCCACGACACAAACAGCAGGATCGCCGGATGCGCTGTCGTTATAGATCATGCAGGAACGAGCCGTTACGGTTGCCGTTCCAAATGTGAGATCTGAAAAATCGCATAAAGCCGTGGTGCCGCTTGACGTTGGAGTGACAGAAGTTAATGCTGAGCCACCGCTTGTGTAATTTGTTCCGCTCGCCTCTTGGCTAGTGCTGAATGCAGTGGTGGTCGCTCCCATGGTTGCGCTGCTCGTATACAGAGCAAGCTTGAAAGTGTTACCAGTTGTGGCAGTAAAATTATGTACTCCCTTTAAAGCCTCAACCTTAAAACTTGTGCAGATGGCAGATGTAGTAGCGATGGCGCACCTCCTAATTCCAATCTAATTGCTTCACAATGTTAGCCATATCATGATGGCCTTGTTTATTCAACAATCCCACAATTGTGGTTCGATCACTAATGATCGCATTGCGAATTACGCCCAAGTTTATCTCATAAATATAATCTTTAAAAGCCAAAGCTTGTTGGCGAATATGTTCTGGAGCTTGCTCTGAAATGCCACATATTTTGTTGGTTAATTGATGCGCCCAAAACTCTGGATCGTGGCCTTTGTTTGTAGTGGTAGCTACTTCCAAATCGCCTAGCTTTAAAAAGCTATCATCCGTCAGTTTACCCACGATAAGGCTCTGGAGGTTTTGGTCGCTTGTCAGGTATTTCCAAGTTGTTTTCAGCTAATCTTTGATCCAGCTCAGAAGACTTGCAAGTAAGCCACTTGTCTTTGTTCGGAACAGCGACCATTGGGTCAGCCAACCTGTGATAACCGTAAAGTCTGTCTCTGAGAACTACATTTTGATCGAGCAAGCTTGATCTCTGACTGCATCCGATCGCGATGTTTTTTTCAATACATTTGGCAAGCCAGAATTCAACACAAGCTCTTCCCGCTTCCGCGAAATGCAAATTGTGTTCGTAACTATAATCAAGACCAAACAGGTTGATTTCAGCTACCTGATTCCAATAGGCAAAAGCAATCGCAAATGGAACGGTGTTATTCAGGTACGCACATTTACTGTAGTTGATTACCTCGTCAAGCGGGTACTCCACCGCAGCAGGAACCCTTGCATCCAGCTCGCATGTGTAAATCGGTATGTCAAGCTTGGGTAAGGTCTTTCGCATAATCTCGGTTTGACCTCCCGCGTCGTCGGTATCTAAAAACCGACTTGCTGGATCCATCATGAAAAGACGGTCTACTTGAAGCACAGTCGCAACCGCGTTGATGCCCCACACCTCATCCCATTCGACAGAATTTTCACGACCAATGATGTAGTCGATTTGTGAATTGCCCAAACCGACAATCGCAATGCGTTTGCCCTTGAGCGACTTGATTGGACGCATTAGCTTATGCCAGTGCGTAAAAGGTCGTACCTATATTCGTCACGGGTTTCTCTCCCGCTAGATAGATTTCTCATGCGTTCCACTGCCTCTTTAAATCTAAGTTCAAAATTACCAATAACATCAGCAGACTCTTTAAGAAATACAGCGCCCTCGACAAGGGATCCATAAAGCAAAGCGTCTGGGTGATCTGTTGAAAGTATAGTTGTCCCAGAGTCTGAACCTGCGGTCAAACTAGCTGGTTTGTGCAAGTAATGCAGCTCCACCGTATAAGCTGCATCAGGGATAGGAGCCAGCTCAAAAGCGGTTTCGTCAAACAAGCTGTAATATTTTGGTCTGCCTGTTGTCGCGGTTGAGCTTGAATATTCTTTAATAAAGCTTGGATGCTTGAAATCCAAATAGTGATATACGTTGGAAGAAATTACAGCCAAGCTGAATGGTGCGTAAAAATCGTCAGGCGTTGCCAAAAACCGATTGGTGTTAGCCGTTGCGCCTTGTACATTTTTTCGCTGCTCAGGCAACTGAACCATTTTAAATATACGACTTTCGGACTCCTTAATAAAAGTCGGAAGGTTGTTCGTAAAAGTTGTTTCAGTCGACTCAAGATAATCTTGAATAGCTGTCTTTAAGGTTGCGTAGGTGAAACTCATGTGGTTACCGTTACTTCCCCGACTCCTGATGTAATTTCAAACGTGTCAAGCTTAGTGCCTAAGATACCATCACCCACGTTGGTGTAAACAACAAAAAAGTTGTTGTCTTCTACTGAATCTGGTCGAGCTTCCTTGATCGCTTCTGGATCGACAGGTGTCGGCTTGGGGTCTAGCTGGGGGTGCTTTGGAGACCATTGGTCTGGACCAACTATCAGCCCGTCCCAAGTCTTTTTCATTTCTCTACGGCGATACCTGAATCCGGTTATATCGCAGATCCCATAAGCTTCTTTGCCCTGAGCAAACGCCATGGCTACGCGGTGTTATAACCAGACAGGTTAGGAGCGATCGTAAACGGCGCCCTTTCTCTGTCTTGTGATAGGGCGCGTTCAAACTCTTCTTCGTACAACGCCTTCAACACTTGTATTCTGTCAGGCGCTCGCTTCAAAGCCATGTAGTAAGCAAGACCTGCTGCCAAGCACGGGTAAAAACGAAAAGGCAGGTCCATTGTGTTAGTTGCTGCGTCGGCGTCGTCCATGCGTGTAAGAACATTCATCACAACTGTGTACTTGCTTGACTGATCTGGCACAGGGTAAACAGTAATCGTAGGCGTCAACTGCTTGTTGACGAAAACCTGATTTGGTTTTCCTGTCGTGCCTTTTGTGGATATGTGGGAGTACTCGCTTCTGCTCATTCTAGACAGCGGGACATCAGTTTCTACGCTGTTAACAGTTTCTCTAACGAAAGCGTCCAATACATCAATCGGAGCCGTCGCGTTGCTTGTATCAATATTGTAGGTTGCCGTGTCCTTTACCATGGCTACTGTTTTTTCTGCAACAGTCCATTGGTTTAAACCTCGGTTAGCCCACTCAGCGAGCATCAAATTCAAGGATCTTGTAGCGGTCTTGAGATCGTAGCCGGTCCTAAGCTCTAAGCCACAACGCTCAAAGGCTTCTTCAACGTAGATAGCTACATCTGGTTCAAAATCTTTGCTTCCACTTACAGCCATTACTTTTTCTTCCTTCGACGTCGCTTTTTGCGAACAGGCTTTTCAGGAGCGTACAGATTATCAAAAACTCTATTGACATCCAATGTGTAATCTAGCTCGCTTTTTGAGTAGTGAATGTGTTGGCTTGGCTTAAAGTCTGGTGCGCCC